TAGGTGATATTATTAAGAACGAAATATCAGCTAGATTTGGTCGTAACGAAGACGGGAAGGCATTGGAATTTTCCAAGTTAGCCACCGCCAATGGGTATGAAGTTCAACAAGATTTAAAAGTTGAGCCAATGACCCTAAAAGCAACTCTACGGGAACTGCACGAAAAAGGTGCTGATCTACCACCCCAAGAGATTTTTAAAACGTTTGTTGGTAGGCAAGCAAAAGTAACAAGGAAAAAATGACAATGAACAAAGTAACAAAAACAACGGATAAAAAAACAGAAGTAGCAACTTTAGATGTAAGTATGTTTACTCCAGCGGCAGGCGAAGTCACCGGATTTGAGAATATCAATTCTGCTGACGACGTGTCTATACCTTTTTTAAGGGTATTAAGTCAAGTGTCGGGTCAATGCAATCAAGCTAGTAATAACTATATGTCGGGTGCTGAACCGGGCATGATTTATCAAACCATTGACAAGAAACTTTACGATGGACAAGAAGGAGTCGATGTTATTCCTTGCGGATACAAACGAGAGTTTGTTGAGTGGGATGCTAATCAACAAGGTAAGTTGATTAAAGTACATAGTGCTGATATCGATTTAGGACAAACATCTAGAGACGCAAACTATGTTCTTAGAATGGCTAATGGTAATACCCTTAAAGAAACTACACGACACTACGTGATGATTCTTGACAAAGAAGAAGGTGTAAAGAAGGCACTTATAACTATGGCGGGTACTGCAATTAAACAAGCTAAGGCATGGAACTCCATGATGGATGGTATACGACTGCAAGGCAAAGAGGGGCCAATTACCCCTTCTATGTTTAGTCATATCTATACACTCAAAACAGCACCTCAATCTAATGCTAAGGGAACTTGGTTTGGTTGGGACATTTACAAAAAAGAAATTGTAAAAGATGCTAAAATCTACGCTGAAGCTAAAGCCTTCGCGCAAGCAGTTGGTAGAGACGATGTAAAAGTTGTCGACGAGAACGAAGAGCAACAGGCTCCCGTCTCTTCTGCCTACACGGCTTAAATACTAGGGCGGCGCAAGCCGCCCTTTTCACTATGGGAACAGAATGTCAGAGAAGTTTAGAAATATATTTAAAGGGCTTAGTATTGCCTATGGTAAATTCGTACCAGAAGATAAAGATATTAATGGTAAACTTAAAGGTAAGAACCAAATTGTTAGGTGTCCCGATGGTATACCCGACGAACTTTGGGAAAATCATTTAGAAGGTACTGAAAGTTTAGGTGCTATACCGATTGACGAAAACAATAAATGTCGTTGGGGTTGTATCGACATAGACAAATACAATGGTTTTGATCACCTTGAGTTGATTAAAAAGATTCGAAAACATGGGCTACCTTTGATCGTATTTAGATCTAAAAGTGGTGGTGCTCATGTCTTCATGTTCTTCACTGTCCCTGTGAAAGCGGCTCTCGTGCAATCTAGATTAAAAGAATTTTCTTCTTTTCTAGGTTGTGCGGGATCTGAAATTTTTCCAAAACAAGTAAAGTTGTTATTGGATAAAGGGCAAACAGGAAACTATTTAAATTTACCTTATTTTAATTCAGAAAATGGCGAACGTTACGCAATAGATGATCAAGGTAAACCTTGTAGTTTAGAGCAATTTTATACCTTATACGATGTGTATGCGCAGAAAAACGCAGATGTAGATTTTATTAAGTTAGAAGATTTTTTTCAAGACGGACCACCTTGCCTAAACACTTTACACCATAATGGTGTACCCGAAGGAGGGCGCGATGAAACTATGACTAACGTAGCAGTGTTTTACAAAAAGTCCGGTAACTCAGAATTTTTATTAGATTTATTAAACATCAATAAAGATATGTGTGACCCTGCATTAACACAACAAGACATTGAGAAAATATATCGTTCTGTATCGGGTAAAGAGTATGACTATGCGTGCAATAAAGAACCATTATCTTCTAATTGCAATCGTCGAGAATGCCTACGCCGTAAGTACGGCAAGGGTCAAATAGAAATGGAGATTGCAGCAACTGGTTTAGAAAAGTACGGTACTGAACCGCCACTATGGTTTCTATCTCTTGAAGGTGAACAGTCCTTGGAACTAGAAACAGAAGATTTACAAAATCAAAATCGTTTCCAAAAGAAATGTATGGAGCAGTTAAATAGCATGCCAGCGCAGATGCCACCGGGTCGTTGGCGAGAACGTATTCAAGCGTTATTACAAAATGTAAGTGAGCCTGATGTACAAGGTGTTAGTAACAAAGAGATTTTTATAGAGCATTTACGTGATTGGTGTACCAATAAAGGTGCGGCACAAGTGAAAGAAGAGATTATCTTAAACAAACCGTATCGTGATAATGGCAAACATTATTTTTTATTAGCATCATTAGAAGATCATTTACAAAAGAAAAAGTTTACTGTCTACAATCGAAACAAGATGTCTAATATTTTAGAGAAAGAATTAAAAGGTAATCTCACTACCTTACGTATGCCTAAACCCGACGATAAGGAAAAGAAAATTAAAGTGTGGTCAATACCAGAGTTTACTGATGAGTTCGAGGATATCGAAGTTGCTACTCCGGACATGAAGGACCGAAAAGAGTATCAAGCAGAGTGACGAGCATAATAAAAGTTCTTGGGCCGCCGGGCACTGGTAAGACAACCACTTTACTTAATTATGTAGAAGACGCTATGGTCACAACCGACATTAAAAAAATAGGTTATTTTTCTTTTACTCGCAAAGCGGCCGAGGAAGCACGAGACCGAGCAGTAAAAAAGTTTAAGTTAGATAAAAAAGATTTTAGATGGTTCTCTACATTGCATTCTTGTGGTTATCATTCAATTGATTTAGAAGGTCGCGCGGTAATGCAGAAAGAACAGTTTAAATCTTTTGGTGACAAGATTGGTTTCAACATGTCTAGTGTAGATTCTGAAACTGGTATATCAGAAAACTTTTATTTGAATGAGTATGCCTTGGCTAGAGCACGTGGCATTTCGTTAGAAGAGCACTACAGTAAGTATTCTGACCCTACGCGAATAAATTGGAAACAACTTAGTTATGTTGCTGAAGCGTATGATTCCTATAAAGAAGAGAATGGTTTTATAGATTACACTGATATGCTTTACGAGGCAGTGAACGAAAATTTATTACCCCACCTAGACGTAGTGTTTATTGATGAAGCACAAGATTTAACACCTTTGCAATGGGCGATGGTAGAACATTTTGCAACTACCGCAGACAAATTATATTTAGCTGGCGACGACGACCAAGCTATTTATCGTTGGTTAGGTGCAGACGTAGAACGTTTTATTGAGTACCGTGGTGACGAAATAGTTTTACCTAAATCGTATCGTTTAAAAAAATCAGTACAAGATTTTGCACAGAGCATAATTAGTTTAACTAAGAACAGAATAGAGAAACAATGGGAAGCACGAGTCGAAGAAGGCTCAGTGCACTACCACCAAGTCATTGAAGGGGTTGATTTTTCTAAAGGAAACTGGCTTATTCTAGGTCGAGATCGTTTTATTCTAAAGAAACTTGAGGACGCTTGCCGTGAGCAAGGTCTGTGGTACGAACGTTTAGAACGCAAAAAATTTACTAAGCCTATAGCTAAACGAGTGTTTGATGCGATCATTGGCTGGAAAGAATTAAGCGAAGGCAGAGCCGTTGATAAAAAAACTTTAAAGAAAATATTTTTTTACAAACAAACTAAAAATAACTTTCAAGATGTTTTTGATAAACTTAACGACAGTCAGCTTTATGATTTAGATACGTTGAAAGTTTTACTAGGACCGTTTAGTGTAGGCAGTTGGTTACAGGCGTTAGACAAAATTAATTTACACGATCGTGCTTACTTAATTAGATTAAACGAAAGTGACGAAGATATATTTTCAACCCCAAGGATAAGAATATCCACAATACATGGTGCAAAAGGTGGTGAGTGTGATAAGGTACTACTAGCAACAGACATGAATGTAAAAACTTATAGCGAATACCGCAAGAGTGCGGACGACGAACAACGGGTGTTTTATGTTGGCGCGACTCGAGCCAAAGAAGAATTACATATATTACTACCACAAACTAACATGCACTTTATGTTATCACTATGACAAACGATGTATTAGACCCAGTTAACCACCCAAAACATTATAAAAAAGGTGATATAGAGTGTATTGATGCGATTAAGTCTTGCTTAGGTGAGGGATTTAAGTATTATTTACAAGGTAGTGCCATGAAGTATTTATGGCGTTACGAACATAAAGGCAAGCAAGTAGAAGATCTTAAAAAAGCTACTTGGTTTATACAGAAATTAATAGAGCTACATGAATCAAATTAATTTATTTACGTACAACGAACCTATTGAG